ATCCTTATAAGGGTGCACCTGGCAGCGTATCCTCTAGCCCTGAAGGCAAGATTGGTTCTGAGGTTATCCCAGGTAATGCCAAGCATGATGGTACTAAAGGACGTTCTAATGAAGGTCCTGACACATCCATTGGCCCCGATGTTGTCCCTGGTGAGCAGGCAAAGCCCACTTCTACAACTCCTATGCCCAAGGCGTACGAGCATGTAGAGGTAGACGAAACTGCTGGTCAGGCACTTGATGAGTTGGCTACTGACCATGATGCATCTGACGACTTCAAGACGAAGGCTAAGGTCATCTTTGAGTCTGCTCTCAACCAAAAACTCCAGCTGGAAGTTACCAGACTGGAGGAGGAGTTCTCCTCACGCTTCGAAGCTGAAATCACCGAGATTGCTGAGAAGGTAGAGAACTTCCTTAACTATACTTCCCAGCAATGGCTGGAGGAGAACAAGCTTGTGGTCGAAAATGGCATCCGTAACGAGCTCTCGGAGAGCTTTATGGGTGGCCTGAGATCACTCTTTGAAGACCATTACGTCACCCTTCCTGATGAGAAGTATGACATCTTTGAATCGATGGTCGCTAAACTTGATGACATGGAAAACAAACTCAATGAGCAGATTGAGACCAATGTTGCTCTGTCCTCTCAGATGTCTGGTTTCCAGAGACAAGGCGTACTCGCTGACATCTCCTGGGACCTGTCTGAAGCAGGTAAAGAGAAGCTGGCTGGTCTTGCTGAAGCCGTAGAGTTTGAGAGTGAAGAAAATTATCGTCAGAAGCTCAGCATTCTGAAAGAATCGTTTGTCTCTGATGCCCAACAGGGTAAGACAGAGTACTTAGAGGAGTCTGCTGAAGCTCCTGAGCCTGGACCCTATGAAGGCATTAGCCCAGCCATGGCGGCTTACGCTCAAGCGCTTTCAAGATCCATTAAATGAATTAAAACAAGAAAGGTTTAACCACAATGTCTCAACATCTTATCGAGAAGTGGTCCCCTATTCTGAATCATCAAGATCTCGATCCGATCTCTGATCCATACAGAAAGGCTGTGACCGCACAACTCCTGGAGAACCAGGAGCGTTTCCTCAACGAGCAAGCTGCCGTTGGTGGAACCACTGGACTCCTGACTGAGTCCCCCACCATGAGCGTCAATGGCGCTGGATACCAGGGTATCACTGGTGGTTCTGTTGCTGGTGGTGTCGATGGCACCCTCAACGCTGATGCTGGCCCCCGTGCTGGCTTCGATCCCGTTCTGATCTCCCTGATCAGACGCTCCATGCCTAACCTGATTGCCTATGACATCTGTGGCGTTCAGCCCATGTCTGGTCCTACTGGCATGATCTTCGCAATGCGTTCGAAGTATGATGGTCCTGACGGCCCTAACGAAGCATTCTTCGATGAAGCTGATCCCACCTTCTCTAACGGTGCTGACAGATTCAGAAATCAGGGTCACATGCGTCCTGAGCTGGACGGCAGAGGTCAGTTCGTTCCTGTTGACAGCACTGGCGCCCCTGTTGTTTATGATCCAGCTACCCAAACTTGGAGTGGTAAGGTTCATAGCTACCAGCGCGTAGCTGCTGATGCAGCCGCTGGTGGTGCAATGTCTGGCAACGGTTGGGACTCCCCATTCGATGGTCTTGACGAGCAGTCTGCTGACTACGATGGCGATTTCGACTTCGCTGCTGAAGGATATCCCGCCGATCAGGGTTCACTGGCTGGTAACGCTCACGTTCACCACCCCTACGTTCCCGGTGAGACCCCTTACAACCTCGACAGCGATCCTTCTGTTGATCCAACAAAGAGACAGCGTGCTAACCCAGGTCTTCTGGACAGCGTAATCTCTGGTGGTGGTCACGTAAACGACCCTGACGCTTTAGATGCATCAGGAAATTCCCTGGGTTATCCTGGTGGTGGTTGGCAAGGTCAGCGCACCAACGGTGATGGCTACACCTACGATCCTCGTCTGAAGGAAATGGGTGGTATGTCCAAGGCTCAGATGGAGCGTCTTGGCGAACCCGGTAATGAGTTCCGTCAGATGGGCTTCTCGATCGAGAAGGCTG